GACAAAGAGCGGCGGCAACTGCTCGAAGGTGATTGGGATACGTTCGCCGGCCAGTATTTCGAGGAGTGGAGCCGCTCGATCCACGTCGTCGAGCCGTTCGAGATCCCGCACGATTGGCGCAGATACCGGGCGCTGGACGAGGGGTACAATGATCCTTTTGTATGTCTGTGGATCGCAGTCGACCGGCAGGGGTTTGCATACGTCTATCGCGAGGTCGTGCGCCGGAAACTGCTGTCCCGCGAACAGGCGCAGCTTGTTAAGCAGCTCACCGGCGATGAAGTCATTGACTATTCCGTCGGGGATACGTCGTTCTGGAACAAGTCGAAGGTCGATACGAACGAATCGCCGGCCGAAATCTACGCCAAAGAGGGCGTGCCGCTGATCCAGGCGAACAAGGAGCGCGTCAACGGCTGGAAACGTCTGCGCGACTGGCTCAAACCGATCGAAGTGGTCGACCCGGTGACGGGCAAAACCTACACGACCGCAAAGCTGCGGGTGTTCTCGACGTGCACCCAGACCATCGAGGCGATTCCGGCCATGATCCACGACGAGCACAACCCCGAAGACGTGGCCGAACACGAGCTGGACCATATCCCGGACGCGCTGCGGTATTGGGTGATGAGCCGCCCGATGCCGGCAAAACCCGAACCGCCGAAACATCCGACGACCGAAGAAATGGTGCGCCGGCACATCGACAAACTGGACCGCGCGGCGAAGCGCGGCCGAAAGGTGGAATATCTTGGATGATCACGCTGTTTGTGACCGCAATTCTGGCGCAGGCGGCTTTTTTTATTGCCGCGATACTGATTGACCGGCATCTGTGGCGCCGGCACATGTCCGCGAAAGAACGCGAATGGAACGCCGAGCGCAAGGATCTGCTCGACCGTATCCAGGCGCCGAACTTCGGTGAGTACACCCGAAAGGTTGTGCTCGAGAAGAAACTTGAGCAGCCGCCGGACGAGCGGGAACGCCCGCCGGAATTTATCTCATAGGGGGACGATGACCCATGAAACTGTTCGAACTGTGCATTGGTGATCTGCGCCGCCTGGTCCCGGCGGAATCCGCGGAAGAAGCGCGCCGGATCGGCCAAGACCCGACGAAGCACCCGGACATCCACTTCATGCCGTTTGAGGTGCGGGAATTCACGCTGCCGGGACATCAGGTGGTTGTGATTGGGGAAAACGAGTCCCTGCAGCCGGCCGGCGTTCTGACTATTGAGCATATCGCCAGACTCTGCCACGAAGTCAACCGGGCATATTGTCAGAGCATCGGAGACGATTCGCAGCCCGCATGGGAAGCCGCCCCGAACTGGCAGCGAGAAAGTGCAATCAAAGGCGTTCGCTTCCACCTGGAGAATGACGTGACGCCGGAACAGTCGCATGAGAACTGGATGCGGGAGAAAGCCGCTGCCGGCTGGACTTATGGCCCGGTCAAGGATCCGGAGAAGAAGCAGCATCCCTGCATGGTCCCGTATGCCGAGCTGCCGCCCGAGCAACGGACGAAGGACTATCTGTTCAAGGCGATCGTCGACACCGTGAAGAACTACGCGCAATTCGAAGCAACGAACAACAAGGTTTTGGTTCCGGACGCGCCGGACGAGCGCGAAAGGCTCAAGGAGATTCTGACCGCGCGCGGCATCGAGTACAAGAAGAACTGGAGCACGGACAAACTGCGCGAACTGGTCGAACAGACGGCCGCCGCGGCCACGGAAAGTGACCCGAAAACTCCGGACAACCCTGACGCCTTGTTCTGATATTGCGCGCCGCACCTGACGGCGTGGGGGTGAGATGTTGAAACTGTTCAAGAAAAAAGGTCAGGACTCCGTGCAGTTCGTCAAGGAGCGATTCGAGGAGGCCGAGGATTGGGCGATTTTGCGCCAGATCCAAATTAACCGCGCGTTTTACAACAGCCGCCAGTGGATTTCCTGGGACCGCGTAAACAGGACCGTATATGTGCCGGAGCTGCGGCCGGGTGAGCGGCGGCTGACCTACAACAAGATCAAGCCGGCCGTCCTGACGCTTTTGGCGAAACTCTGCAAAAACCGCGTCAAGCTCGAGGTAAAACCGGATACCAACGACATCGAGCGGATCGAGGTTGCGAAAGCCGGCCTGAAATTCCTGACCTACCAATGGCAGGAAGACGACATGGACGCGAAGACGCGCCGGCTCAAGTTTTACATGCTCGTTGACGGGATGCCGAGCTTGAAAGTCTATGTCGACAAGTCGCAGGGGGCTGACCTTGCCATTGACGACGATCTGGTCGCAGAACTGGCAAAAGAGGCAGGCATCGAGAACATCCCGACGAAGGCCGGGAAGATCGTGACGAAGGTCGTGGATCAGCTCTCGATCTACTATGACCCACTGGCCGAATCGCTCGATGAGATCCGATGGGTGATCGAGCGTCGCCCGGTAGACGTCGACGAGATCAAAGCCGAGTTCGGCAAGGCCGTGGAGCCCGAGGGCAACATCATCATGCGCAACAGCTTCTACCCGGACAGCCTCGGCCAGAAGCCGCGATATTACCCGCATCACGCGATGCTGTACGACTATTGGGAACTGCCGTGCAAGCAGTATCCGAAGGGCCGCCGGATCGTTGTTGCAGGCGGCGTCGAACTGCTTCATTCCGAGGACCCGGGCGAATTTCCGTATATTTTCTTCCCGGCCGTCCCGGTTCCAGGATCGGCCATCGCAACCGGTCTTGTGACCGACATGACGACGCCGCAGAAGTCGTACAACATCAAGCGGACGGCTGAGGCGCGCATCCTCGAAGAAATGGGCAACCCGCTTTGGCTCAAGCCGGAAGGCAGCGTCGATGACGAGGACTTGATCAACGAAATCGGCGGCATCATCACTTATACGCCGTTCGGGCAACTCAAGCCGGAGCGCGTGCAGGGCGCAACCGTGGACAACGGATGGCAGAACGCCATGGAGCGCGACGAGGCGGACATTGAAGACATTTCAGGCGCGCATGAAATCAGCCAGGGCGCCGCGCCGCGCGGAAACAACACGCTCGGCGGGCTGCAGCTCCAAGTCGAGCAGGACGAAACCCGGCTCGCGAATCTTGTGCAGTCCTATGAGGACGGCATCAAGAAGTGGGGCGAGAAGGTGCTGCGCCTCGTCCAGAAGCACTTCCCGGAAGAACAGCAGCTCTCCATCGTCGGCGAGAACGGCGAGATCGAGGCGTTCGCGTTTGCCGGCGCCGATCTGACCGGCGGCGAAGTGGTCGACATCGTGCCGGGCAGCTCCATGCCGACGTTGAAAGCCGTGCAGGATCAGAAAATCATGAACATGTGGTCTGCTGGCATGTTCAACGACCCGGAGACAGGCAGACCGGACGTCCGTCGCGTTGTCCGGATGCTCGGCGAGTCGATTGCAACGCAATATTTCGACGACACCGAGCAAGACGAAAACAAGGCGCTCATGGAAAACCGCACATGGCAGCAGCTATTTGCGGACGAGCAGACGGCCGCAGCGCTGATTGCCTACCAAAACGAATTGCAGACGTATCAAGAGACCATGCAGCAGGTGCAGGCGCAGGGCATTCAGCCCCACGCTGTGACACCGCCGCAGCCGCCGGTCAAACTCCCGGTTGTCCGCGACTTCTACGACCACGCCGTGCATATCGCGGCGCACAATCGGTTCAGGAAAACCGACGATTACGATCGTCTGCCGCCCGAACTGCAGGCGATCATTGACCAACACGTCGCCGAGCACGAACGATGGCTGGCTGCGAAGAAGCAGCAAATGGCCGCGCCGGCGCAAGTTCCAGTTCAATAACCGGGCCGTTGGTGAGAGTCCAGCGGCCCATTCTATTTCCACCAATCAGCGGGCGTTGAATTCGTCTTCGCCGCCGGGAGACAAGGAGGATGCTATATGGGTGACCATCTGATTCTTGATCTGCAACTGTTCGCGGAGGACGAAGCAGTTGCAACGGGCGTGGAAGACGCTCCCGCCGCCGGGGAGCAACCGGAAACCAGTGAAGGTTCTGCGAACCAGACGGGCGTTGATGAACAGGCTGCCGCCGAGCCGGAAAAGCAGAACAACTTCGAAAAGGCGTTCGCGAAGCGGCTTNCCGCCGAGCGCTCCAAGTGGGAGAGCGAGCTGTCCGAGAAGCTCAAGGACTACGAGGCGCACAGGCGGGTCAGCGAGTTCTTCCAGCAGTACAACGGCATGGACCTGAACGCGCTCATGGAGCGCATCGAGCTCGAGCAGCTCAAGCAACAGGCCGAGCAACAGCAGGTGCCTGTCGAGGTCATGCGCCGCATCCAAGAGCTTGAGCAAAAGGCTGCGCTGGCCGAACAGCTCGCCCAGCAGCACGCTCAGGCGCAATGGGAGAAGACGTATCGCGAAGCGCTGGACGCCTATGTCAAGGACAAGGAAGGCGCGGACCCGGAGGCAATCAACAAATATCTGGTTGATCTGGGCGTCTCCGTCGACCCGAACAACATCACGAAATACTTCGACATGGCGTACAGGGCGCTGAAGTTCGAGGAGTTGGCGAAGCGACTCGAGGGCGCCGAGAAGGACGGCATGAAGAAGCTGATCGGCGCGAAGGGTTCGATCCCGGCGAACGTCGGTTCGTCCGGCCAAGGACAGGTGTCCAGCGGGCCGCCGAAGACGTTCGCAGATGCACGGGCGCGCGCAATGGCGCGGCTCGGCGCTACAGAAGAATGATTCAGGAGATGATGCGAAATGGCATTCGATCTGTCTGCCGCAAGCGCGGTTCTCAAGGAAGATTACCTGGGGCCGGTAAGGGAACAACTGAACAACGACAACCCGGTCATCCAGAAGCTGGTGCAGAACAAGCAGCAGGCGACCGGTAAACGGTTCTACGTGCCGCTGCACGTCGGTCGCAACAGCGGCGTCGGCTATCGCGCAGAAGGTGCGGCTCTGCCGGCGGCTGGCAGCCAGAAATACAAGGAATCGACGGCGAACTGCGCGTACCTGTACGGCCGCATCGAGATCACGGGGCCGACCATCAAGGCAATGCGCAATGACAAGGGCGCATTCATCCGCGCCGTCGAATCCGAAATGAAGGGCCTGCTGCGCGACCTGAAAGACCAACGCGCGCGGGCCCTTTTCGGCAACGGCACGGGCATGCTGGCGAAGTTCGATGCTAACTCCAACACCAACACGCTCACAGTCGACAAGGTGAAATACTTCCAGGTTGGCATGATCATCGACATCCTGCAAAGTGGCGGCACGCCTGTCGCGACTGGCCGGACCATCACGAACATCGACGAAGGAAACAAGACCATCACGATCGACGGCGCCGCCGTGACGACGTCGAATACGGACATCGCGGTTGTGACGGGCGACTACAACGTCGAAGCGATGGGCCTTGGCGGCATCATGGACAGCTCGCTGACGCTGCAAGGCATCAACCCGGCCACCAACCCGTGGTGGAAGCCGAACAGAATCGCGAACAACGGTACGCCGCGCGCGATTTCCCAGCAACTGATGCGGCAGGCCGTCGACCTGTCGGAGATCCGGGGCGGAAAGGTCGACTGGATCACGACGTCGTATGGTGTGCGGGCCGCGCTCGAGGCGATCATGCAACAGAATGTGCGGTACGTCCGCCCGATGACGCTCGAAGGCGGCTTCAACGTGCTGGAATACGACGGCATGCCGATCTTCGTCGACCGCTACCACGAGTCGAACCGCATGTACTTCCTCGATTCGAGCGAGCTGGATCTGTACCAGCTGTCGGACTTCGAATGGATGGAAGACGACAAGGGCGGCGTGTTGCGTCCGAAGTCCGGTTACGACGCATACGAGGCGACGATGTTCTGCTACGAAACGCTGGTCACCTACCGCCGGAACGCGCACACGGAACTGGCCGACATCAGCGAGCCGACCGGGTACATCGCCTGATCGGTTACAGCACATGGAGAGCCCTTCGGGGCTCTCCTATTTCTTTGCATATGGGGAGGGAAAATCGTGGCGCAGTACGACATCCACAACATTGAGGAACGCCTGCAGGCAATCGACCCGCGCATTGTACGAATCGACTTCAACCACGCCCGCGAGCGGCACGAAATCATCGCCCGGGACAACCACGGAGCCGAGTATATCGCGTTCACGGTGCCGTGGGGCGAGCTTGACGCACGGGTTGAGCGTGAACTGTATCGGATCCGGCCGGAACGCATGAACCCGTTCGAGGAAGTCCGTCGGGCCGAGGAACGCAAGCAGCGGGCCGAAGATAAAAAGATTCACGACATGGCGACCGATCTGGTCGAGAACATCCAATCTTCATTCCGGCACAAGCCGAGTCGGTCGATTGAATGACGAAACGGGGGTGACGCATCGTGAACCTGCGCGATCTGAAAGACCGGATCTTCCAGATGACGAACGGGATTTACCGCGATCAGGAGCACATGCGCGTGCTGGTGAATCAGGCGCTGATCGAACTTGCGAAGGCTGCGAAGATTCAGTCGACGGCGACCATCACGACCACGCCGGGCGTCGGCGAATATCCGCTGCCGGCCGACTTCAAGGAGGCAATCAGCCTGCTGGAAGGCACGCCGGACAATCCGGTCATGGAATGGCGGCTGGTTGATCCGATGTCGCCCCTCGGAGGCTTCGCGATTTATAACAGCCAACTGATCATCAAGCCGACGCCGCAGGATTCCCGGACGCTGACGCTGTTCTATTACGCCTATCCGCCGGAAATGGTCAGCGATACGGACGNCCTGCCGATCGACGACCGGTATGCGTATGCGGTCGCGGCGTATGCGGCGGCCATGATCCTGTCGCTGCCGGGAATGGAGGGTGTGAGCCAAGGAATGATCGACCGTTACTTCCGGTTGTTTGAGGATGCGAAAGCGCGGTTCGTCGCCGACATGCAGCGGAGAAACAAGCGGACCACGGTCCGGAAGGTGGTGGATTGGTGGGTATGAAGACGTATCAATTCACCTGTTGCGTGCGGATCGAGGAGACAGGCGATCTGATGCCGATATACGGCCTCGTGACGCCACCTGTGACGGCAAACACTCCGACCGAGGCAATGTACCACCCGGACACGATAGACTTTCTAACCCAGCACAAATGCAGGGTTTTTGAACTCATCAGGCGGTGATCGCACATGAACACCTGGAACGCAGGTCAGATACTAACCGTCGTTCGGATGGTCAACAAGATGGACATCGACTATTTGGGCCCGGACGAATCGTCGCAGAACCAAATGCTGATCCAGTTCATGAACGCGGCCCTGTGGAAACTGGCGCGCCTCTGCTACAACACCGAGATCAGTGACGTGTTGACCATTTCCGGCGATGGTCCGGTCGAGTTCGAGAAAGGCAACTCGCCGATCACCAATATGTTCGAACCGCTGCGGATCGTGGACGTCAACACGGGTTCCGAAATGCCGAAGCGTCCGGCTTACACATCCGCGCGTGGATGGTACTGCGAAGCGCCGAATCAACCGATCGACATCCGAGGATTCACGGGTGATGTTCAACTGCACTACATCCGCTATCCCCGGCAAGTTACGAAGGCCGAAGACCCGGTCGACTGCCCTGAATCCGGATACCTTGCGCTTATCAACGAGATTTCGGCGCAAGTGAAACTGGTCAAGAATTTCTACGAAGAGTCCGCCGCTGCGCAGACGGCTGCGCTGACCGGATACCCGATGGTCACGCAGGCAGCCATTTCGGCGCGCGGGCCGTCTTCCGGCGGCAATCCGCCGTCGTTCCGCGACGTCGACAAGGCAAGGGGTGGTTGATGTGCCAGGCGGAAAGCAACAGGCCGTCGTCTTGAACCTGAGCGTGTCCGGCGGGATCAACACCGTCGCCCAGCCGACCGCGCTCGCGGAGAACCAGGCGCGCTATCTGCTGAACGGCGTGCAGCCGGCCGGCAGGCTCGGACCGTGCGCGAAGCGGCCGGGAACAATCCCGGTCACGACATCGCCGCTGTCGAATCCGATCCGCTGGATTACGGTTTACCGGACTGGCGCGGATGATCGCATCCTCGTGACCGCCAGCAACAAACTGTACCGTCTGAACGGCACGGCGCTGCAGGAAGTCTCCGGCAATCTGAACAGCTCCGACATCTTCGACGTCGACTTCACGGACGGGAACAGCCAATCGCGGAAAATCATCGTCGACGGCGGCAGCATAAAGGCATATGACGACGCCACAAACACGGTCGCCGCGATCACACCGGCGCCGGACGACCCGAACCCGAACCCGCCGAACGTTCTGAGCGACCTTCACACGAAAGGCATGAAATACTGTTTCAGCTATCAGGGCCATGTGTTCGTGAGCGACGGATCGGATACTTGGTGGTATTCGAAGCGCTACACGTTCGACTATTTCCCGTCGGTTCAATGGGAACGCTGGGTGCGGGAAAACGACTATTTTCAGGGCCCTGGCATCTCGTTTGACAACGTGCTGATGCTGCCGATGCGTCGCGGGTGGGGCATCTTGTTCGGCAGCTCGTTCGACGATTTTCAGGGCAACCAATTCCTCAACACGCGCGCTGGTGTCGTCGCGCCGCGGTCGATTGCGCGCCTCACCTACCCGGACGGTCGCCAGACCATCGCCTATCTGTCCGATGACGGCGTGTACGAGATATACGACACGCAGCTTCTGGACACCGGTTCGCGCCGGTACTCGACCAGGTCGATTTCCGTGGACAAGATCGACTTCGACGCCCTCGGCCTGACCGAGCAGGAGAAAGAGGCGGCGGTCGGCTACTTCGACCCGCGCACGAACTTGTATTTGCTCCGATTCAATCGCGGCTCGGAACGGCTGTGCTACGCCTACGATACGCGCAACAGCGAATGGTATCCGTGGACGAACATTCGGGCAGCCGGCTTCGCAAGGAGCGGACCGAACCTGTTTTTCGCAGGCGAGACGGGGCACATCCACAAATTCGACCCAACGCTCGGCAGCGACTGGAACGACGCGAACATGACCAGCGGCACACCGGTCGAATTCGTTCGGATATCCGACCTGATCGCGTTGGAGAAGACCGGCAAGATGAGCGTATTTGACGAGCTGATAATCTTCGCCCGCCAGTACGCAACGAAATCAAGCCTCGACGTGCACGTTGTTTTCTATTCGTCTAAGGTCGAGGTCAACCAAGCGTTGAAAAACCAATACATGACCTGGGATGTAACGGCGTGGGATGAAAGTGCCTGGGCGAACCTGGATTACACCGATCTTGTCAGCGCGCCGACACCGCTAATTTTCTGCAAGACATCCTATTTTGCGCAGATCATTATTCGGAACAACCGGGATGAGCTGTGCGAGATTTACGACATGGCGTTTAAAGGGCGCCTTTCAGGTTACTGAGGTGATACGAAATGGCCCAACTTCCTGCGGACAGAACAAAACTGAATGCGGCTGTTGCGAATCAGCAACCGTCCATTGTCGCATCGGCAAAAGCAAACCGCGAGGCGTTGATCGAGGCATACGATACGATCGATCTTCTGAACCAGAAGGTCGACACCGCCATCAGCAACGGCAAGATGGGGAATGAGATCGCATCGGATGTCGATATGAAGGGTTATTCCTTGATAAATGCCAATAATGTTGCGGCAAAAAGTGCTAACATTGACGCACCAAACAATGGTGGATTTGCAAGAATTGGAATCAAGAATATCGCTCAAGTGCTAGATTTAGCAGCATATTGGGAAGCGGGTATAACGCAGTTTGCGCAAGTACAATCATGGGACATAGTGGACAACGCGCCGCGATTGCTTAGGCTTAATCCACTTGGGGGGACAGTTTCGATCAACGATTACGAAGCGTGGCATAAAGGCAATCTGCCATACGAAACCGGAACATGGACCCCTACATTACAAGGTGGTTCATCCGGTCCTAGTAACAACACTTACGCATACAGATTCGGGCGCTATGTGCGTATGGGAAACATTGTCCATGTTTGGTGCCGAGTAGAGCTGTCTGCTAAAGACACCAATATGGCGGGACCCCTATTTCTGACGGGTCTTCCTTTCACGTCTGATGCTGGGGACTACTCGGCAACTATTGCATGGACTGGGTATATCAATTTGGGCACCGGCACATATCTAACCGCTCGATTCGATGGGGGCAATGCTGTAGTCACTTTCTGGAAAAACGGCAGCAGTATGGGGCCATCCGCTTTATCTGTTTCAGAAATCAGAGATAATACACAGATTGCGGTAAGCGGCGTTTATAAAATCGCATAACATAAAATCGCATAACAGGAGTGATTAAATTGGTTGCAGAAGAATTTTATCTTGATATGTTGACGAAAGACAGTGTGAGCGTTCGCAAACAAAAATTTGTGGATGTCGATGGAGAAGAACATTCTGTCGGCGATCCGTGGCGCCGCGCCTATGTAAACAGCTCATCCGGCCGACAGCAGGTGATGGATGAGGTGCCAGAGCCGTACCGCTCCGCCATTTTCGCGGTGTGGGGCGAGGAGCCGACGGTAACAGAGGGTGATGCGGTATGAATGCAAATCAACTTATCAAAATTATTGATCGTCTCCAGCAACAAGAAGACGATTTAGGTGGAGATGGCGATGAATTGAAAGTTTACTGCCGAACCTGTGGGGGTTACTTCATGGTTGCTCACTGTGAAACTGACGAAAGCGGAAAAAAGCGGATCAGTTTGATACACAGTGAGCCCGGGAAAATCTATAAGACTCAGGATGCTAATGAGCTCCGTGAACTTCTAGAGGGCATGCAGAGATGGGAGAATTATGATCTGAGGGTATATTGCCAAAACTGTGAAAGCTATGTTCAAGACGCCGCCCTTGAAGCTGCCGAAAACGGTGAAAGGCAAATCGTGTTATATGTAAAGCCGACGGTCGCCGATCCGATCGGGGAATCGCCGGTCGAGGTACCCGAAGAAGAAAACGAATCCGATGCAGGTTCCACAGATTGACAGATTTTATGGTAGAATATACCTACCAACACATGAAGAAGGTGGAAGGAATGCGGCGGAAACTCTTGTCCCTGATTGCCCTGTTCCTGTTGCTCGGTGCGACATACGCGACCGGCGCAGGCGGCCAATTCGTCAAGGTGTTCGTTAACGGCAAGCAAGTGCAGTCCGGCCAAATCATCGACGGATCGACGATGTTGCCGCTGCGCGCCATCGCGGAAGCGCTCGGCGCAACCGTGGAATGGGACGGCAGCACACGCACGGCGAAGATCACCACAAAGGAGCCGCCGGCAGAAGCGCAGCCCGGCCTCACGCTGGCGGAGCTGAATAAGATCGGCGAGTCGGTGCCGATGATCTACGCGCTGGACGCAGCCGGCCAGCCGTTCGAACAGGGGTCAGGATTCATATACAACGATCTGCTGATCACGAACTATCACGTCGTCGACGAAAGTGACTCGCTGCGAGTCCATTTCGGAGGCAAGGTGGAGACGGTCAAAACTGAGCTGGTTATCAGCAACCCGGACGCCGATCTCGCCGCGGTCAGGATGCCCGGCTACCCATCGTTGAAACTCGCTACGACCGAGCCGAAGAAGGGCGACAAGGTGTATGTGCTCGGCCACCCGGATCAGCGGTTCACGTTGAGCGAAGGAACCATTCAATCTGTTTTGGAGTTCGATTATGATTATTCGGCAATAGTTAGCGATGCTGACACGTCGCCCGGAAGCAGCGGCGGTGTTATGGTCAATGCATCGGGTGAAGTGATCGGGATCATTCGCGGTGGCTATGGAACATATAGCAACGCCCTGCATGTAAAGCATCTGGTCGACGAATTGAATAAGCTTTAACCCGAAGGGGCGCCTGTTCAGGCGCTCTTTCTATATTCGACACTAAGTCAGAGCACCCCCGAAAAGGGTGCTCTTGCTATTTTCGGGGGTGTTGAAATGGCGACGAACACCGTCAAGGTGAAATCTGTAACGGTAACAAAACCCGGATCGACTACACCGGTTCCGCAACCGGCATCGGGGCTTGCGGGACTCGGGGCAGCGCTCGGAAACGCGATCAAGACGAATCAATCTGTACCGAAGCCGGCGACAACTCCGTCCACGAGCACGTCCAACGCAATCCCGCAGCCGACGAGCACGGTCAAAAACGCGGCTACATCGCCGGGAACCGCGCCCTCCACCGGTTATGGCGGCGCGACCTACGGAACCAACGCTCCGACGAACCGGGCGATCGAGGCCAATCAGCAGAAAATCGCGACCGACCCTGCATTCCGCCAGAGCGAGATCGAGCGGACGCTGCAGGTTATTGCCGAGCGTCAGGCGAAAGGGTTGGATACGAGCGAGCAGATGAAGTATTTGACCAAAAATTTGGGGTATCAAGTACCAGTGAGCAGTCAAATCCCGCAACCTACGATTCCGCAGCCGACATCCGTTCCGAACCCGGGTGTGTTCGTGCCGCCGACGCCGACGCAGCAGATTCCGATCCAGGAACCGAAGATTCCGGTTATGGACATGGATGCCATCGAGAGATACGCGAGGGAGCAGATCGAAGCGCGTCTTGCAGCAATGCGTCAGGCATACGAGCAGGCCAAGCAGCGGGCAGAGACGGACGCCAGCCAGCAAAGCCAGCGTCTGGCCGATCAATTGGCGCAGGCGATCAAGGAACTTGAAACGGCTGCTTCTCAAGCGTCGCAGGGCATCACGACCAGCTTTGAACGGGCTCGGCAGAACATTGGCGAGAATCGCGCAGTCGAGGACGTGACCAACGCCCGCCGGCTGTCGCCGTTCAGTGGCCGCAGCGACTATGCGCTCGGCATGATCGAGCAGGAGCGCGCCCGGACGGACCGCGAAATGCTCGAAGACTACAACACGCGGATCGGCAACATCAATCAACAGATGGCGAATATGCGCGCCGCACTCACGCAGCAGAATACGACCAGGCTGTCCGAGATCCAGGAGAACCTTGCGAACTTCAGGCGTGAGATCGACGAAAAATGGGCGCTCGCACAGACGCTTGCGCCGAAGGAACGTGAAGCGCTCGTCCGCGAGATCATGCAAGACGAACGGAATTACGAACTGATGCTGCGCGGGGAGCTCCGGTCGGACGTTCTGGCGAACAGCCAACTGAACAACGATGCTTTCATGAGGGCCTTGGAGGCGTACAACGCGAACCGGCGTGCGTATGAAGATGACCGGAACTTTGACCGCAGCGTCTTCGAGAACGACCGCAACTTCAACTGGGGCCAATATCTCGACGTCGTCGACCGTACTGGCAACATCAACCCGAACGTCTTGAATGTTCCGGCCGTGCAGAGCGCAGGCGCGAATCCATACGCCCAACTGCTGACGACGGGCGGATCGCAACGGACGCTGCAAGGTCAAGCGATGGACTTGCAGAACAAGCAGGCGAACCTCGAAGCCGCGTTGGCGGTAGGCGAAGCATCCGGCCGTCTCGTGACGCCGCAGGGCGATTGGGGCGGACTGTTCAGACAGGCGACCAATCCGAACACGCCGCTTAACCTTGCCGGCCAGCAATTCCAGGCAGATGAGCAGCAGCGCGCATTCCAGAATGACCTTGAGCTCCAGCGGTTCCGCGAAAACGTCCGGCAGTTCGGGCTCGAATACGCGGCGCGGCAAGCCGGTCTATCGCTCGAGCGAGCGCGCCTCGAGCTCGCGCGCGACGATAACGCCCGTCAGTGGGCGGCGCTCGACTGGCAGATGCGGCAGGCGGAGCAGCAGCGGCAAACTCCCCAATACAACGGCGCATCGATCAATCAGATTGTCGACAGCCTGCGGTCGCAGTACATGGAGCCGGTCTTCCAGACCAACGCACTCGGCGAATCGGTCCGGACCGGCGAACGGCTCACGCAGGACGCTGCGAAGCGCGAGGACCTGTTCTTGCGGGTTGCATCGATGGGATTGCCGTATGACATGGAAAACCAAGTCATGTTGATGCTCGGCTTGTCTCCGAGCGAGATCAATCTGTTCGACCGCAAGTATGGATTCAATCAGAACAGGTAAGGAGGGTAGGCGGCCATGCCGAGCCGATACGAAC